CGGCATCATCAACTTCCTGCGCGCAGCAGGCGTTGACGACATGGAAGCGGCCAAGCGCATTGCCAACGAGTTTGCTGACAGCCAAGGCAACATCCCGTACTTCAACAACCCCGGCCAACGCAAGTACAACGCAGACACGTTGAGCATGGCTGTGCTGAAGGCGGCGGAGGCTTACATCTACGGAGAGGGTTCTCAATCCGCCAAGCTGAACACGGGCAACAGCGGGAATTCTGGTTCCTCAAGTAGCTCTTCCAGCAGTTCATCACGCACCACCGCACCGTCGTCTGGAGCACGCACAACCAGTTCCAGCGGCAGCAGTTCCAGCTCAACCAGTGGTCGTTCTGTGAACGTGAATTTCAACTTGGGAGGGCAGTCCGTTCAAGGTAAAATCGACGCCAACGACGAAGCTGCCTTCCTGGGCATATTGCAACGCGCAAAGGGGGTCTCATGAGACTGATTGATCAAGTCACGTTGGAGGAGCTACCCCTCCCCAACGACTTGCTGTGGACAGACGAGTTTCAGTGGACTCCTGTTCAAGCCACCAACACGTACACACTGACCGGGGCGCTCATTATTGAGCAAGGTGTGCGCCAGGCCGGACGCCCCATCACCTTGGCCGCAGACCCTGACATGGCTTGGGTGACGCGGGCAACGGTGCAGAAGCTGCGGGACTGGTCTGCTATTGCAGGCCGCAAGTTCAAACTCGTGTTGGAGTACGCCACTGATGTACGTCAGTTTGTCGTCGTGTTCCGTCACGAGGGCGACCCCGTAGGCGCAGCCCCGGTCAAAGGGTTCCCCGGTCACGCCAATGGTGACTGGTTCCGTGTTTCACTCAAATTTATCGAGGTGCCTGTATGAGCATTCAAACCGGGGACATCAAACTCCTCAAGTCCCAAGTCCTACTCGACACCAGCGACGGTGGCGGAGCTATGACCTCCAACGAGGTGGTGGACGGCCTGAGCAACAACCTGTTTGCTGATATCTCTGAGCTCGACCGCACCTACGGGCGCGTGTCGTTGCGTAAGGCGTATGCAGCAGTGGTCACCACCAACGTGGACAGCTACTACGGCTCCCACGCCATTATCAGCCGCGTGCCGGATGACCCTCGTGTCAGCGTCAGTCTGTTCAGCACCAAGGACTGGTTTGACCGGCGCTCTGCCGCTCGTGACAAGATTGAACGCTACTTGGCGCGGGGTCCAAAGTGGCCGGGTCACTTGCTTGAGATGCAGCTGGAAGGTCAACGCGCCATTCAGCTTGCTGTGCGTTTGAATGACGAGGAACCCAAAGTCGGTCAAGGCTTGAACTTGGTGCAGTTTGAAGGCTTGCCCACCGAATATGAGCAATATGTCCGTGTGACCAAGGTCACGGCTCAGGAGCGCACGTTCACTGCCCAGGGAAAGGACGTTGTGCGCAAGGTGCTCACGGTGGAAATCAGTGACCCTCTGCGGTTCAACTTCGAAGGACCAACTGTGGAGCAGTTTGAGACCGGCAACTTGGGCAAGGCGTTTTGCCGCGACACCCGGGTGGCCAACGCAGCCACCTACTACGGGGCAGTGAAGTTGACCAACGCAGCCGTCATCAACGACGCCTCCATCCAGGCTGACAGCATCTTCACCCAGCTGGTGCCTTCGGCTCAGTCGGAAACGCCTATGGTGGATTTGACTGCAGCCAGCCTTAGCAGCTTGTACGTGCCGGGCAATGACGGGTTAATCAGCACCAGCGTCAACGCTCCCATTGGTCCGAACACCAAGCTGTACATCGGTAACTCGGTGATGCCGGGCACGTTGAGTCTGACTGCGGGCGGCAACACGATTGTTGACAGCGCCGGTGACTTGAAGTCCGGTTCAACAATCGTCGGATTCATTGAGTACGACAAAGGTCTGTTGAGCTTCACCGCCAACGCAGCATCCTACAGCGGCTCTATGCCGTTGACGTTCAAGCCTGCAGCCGTACCCAGCCGGGTAGCGGATACCGCGTCCATCAGCATCGTGCAGGACACGCGGGGCTACAACTACACCATCACGTTGCTGCCCATTCCGCAGCCGGGTTCGTTGGTGGTCAGCTACATGGCACAAGGCAAGGTGTACTATCTGTACGAGAAGGGCGACGGTGCGCTGCGCGGGTCGGACGCAGCCTTTGGCACTGGCAACATCAACTTCACCACCGGCTCCGTGATCATCACGACCGGGGCGCTGCCGGATGCGGGGTCGGAGTTGATCTTCGCTTGGGGCAAGGCGGCCACCGCATTCACTCGCGCCAATACGACTGTGCTGCCTTCCCGCGTGGAAATCGCCCTGAGTCACCCGCAGGTAGCTCCGGGCACTGTCAGCATCGGGTGGACTGTGAACGCGGTCAACAAGGTGGCCATTGACGACGGCAACGGAGCCATCACCGGAGACGCCACGGGCAAAATCAACTACGCCAGCGGGAAGATTGAGATCACCCCCACCGCTCTGTATCAGAAGGGAACCGAGTTCACCGTCAACTATCAGTGGGGTCCACCCAACGAACAACGGTTCGACATGCCCACCCGCGACGGCAACGGCAACGTGACCATCACGCTCCCCAACGTGGGCGGGGCTATCATCCCCAAGTCAGTGGAACTGGTTTGGAACGTGGACATCCTGGACGACACCACGTTGGGTCAAATCTTCACCACACAGACCTTTGAACCGCCTCCACCTATGTTCAGGCGCGACCCTCTTGTGCAAGCCTTTGACAACGGTTCTGGAGGTTTCAAGCGTTCAGGCGGTACCGGGCAGGCTGGGTCAGTCAATTACAGCACGCGTGAAATCTCCATCACTCCGGAGTTTGAGGTTCAGATTCCCAAGCCCATCTTCGGCAACAAGCAAATTGGCGAGACCCGGCAAGACCAAGTGGTCAACGGCGGCTCTACTCAGCTGGTGACACGGACGTACCGCTACCAATTGCTGTCTTGGCAGTACGTGCCGACTCTGGCCACCATGCCTTTTGATGAGAAAGGCTACATGATTGTCCGGTGGCGCACAGTTGCGGGCGGTACGGCGGCCACTGAGACGTTCCAAGCCAACCAGATTCGTTTTGATATCACACCCGGCTTTGCGGAAGACATTCTGCAAGGCTCTGTACGGTTCGTGTTGGGTGGTCTGACATACATCGACCGCTTGGGCAGCTTGTATCACAGAGTAGACCCCACTACCGGGGCTGGGGTGTTGGCGGGTCAGGTTCAATATCAGTCCGGCGCTATCACCTTGGATGATTGGACTCCTGGCGCAGCTAACAGTCTGACGCTTCAGTCGTTGGTGACAGAGATGAATGTGCAGCCGGTGGATGAGGTGGTGTTCCGTGTACCCATTGCTCCGGTGCGTACCGGCTCTGTACAGATTCGCGCTGTGCCGATTGAAGGCAACAACGGAGAGCAAATCAGCGTGACGGCTGACAGCACCGGTAAAATCAGCAGCCCGTACATGGTGGGCACTATCGACTACCAATCTGGCGTGGTGCGTATTCGCTTCGGCCAGAAGGTGGTCGTGGATGCGGGTGTTCAGGCGCAACCTTGGTACAACGCCGACGCTGTGTTCACGGAAGCGTCTGTGCAGAAGATCATCAAACCACGCCCCGTGTACGCTGACAGCATCCGGTACAACGCTGTGGGTTACACCTACTTGCCCTTGAGCGCGGACGTTCTGGGCATGGATCCAGTGCGTCTACCCTCTGACGGGCGCGTGCCTATTTTCCGCACTGGGGACGTTTGCGTTGTGCACCACACTGACAAGACCGTGTTCCCCGGCACGCCTTCTGTCGGTACGGTGCTGAACGTGGGGCGGGTCAGGGTGAGCTACATCAAGGTGGTGGACGCCAACAACGCTCCGCTCGACCCGCTCATGTACAACACAGACCTGGACGCGGGCACGGTGACGCTCAAGAGCAACTACGCTCTGGGCGCTTTGACCTTGCCGCTGTACGCCGAGCACCGCATCGAGGACATGGCCCTGGTGACCGACGTGCAGATCAACGGACGCCTGGCACTGAACCGCCCCTTGACGCACAACTTCCCGGCGCAAGCCTCTGTGGTGTCGTCTGCGTTGATCTTCGGTGACTTGCAGGCACGTGCGTTCAGCAAGTTCAGCCAAGAGTCTTGGACGAACGTGTGGTCGGACAGCATCATCGGCAACCCTACCACGGCGCAGTACAACGATACATTGTACCCGATTGTCACTACCAACAAGGGTGCGTTGGAGGAAAAGTGGGCGTTGATCTTCACCAACAGCACGTCGTTCCGTATAGTGGGGAAGACCGTGGGGCAAATTGACACAGGCGATATTAACACAGACCTTGCCCCTCTGAACCCAGCTACTGGCCAACCGTACTTCACATTGAACAAGTTGGGCTGGGGAACCGGATGGGCTGCCGGCAACGTGCTGCGCTTCAACACGGCGGCTGCCAACTACCCAGTGTGGTTGGCGCGTACCGTGCTGCAAGGTCCAGCCACAGCCCTCAACGATAGCTTCCAGCTGCAAGTGCGCGGCGACATTGACCGTTAATCTAAAGGAGAATTGAATCATGCTTCCTATCGTCTTCATGAGTACAGATCAAGGTGCTCCTGTTCTCAACAACGCAGCCGGTTCTTTGGTCAGCGTGCTCGACGCTTGCCTGGTCACAGGTTTTAATTCACTAGGGGTAACTTCTTTGCAAGTGGTGTCCAACGTATGCACTGTCACCACAGGGACTTCCCACGGATATCAAGCGGGTCAGCGCGTGACAGTAGCAGGGGCTTCCACATCCACTCTTAATGGTGACAAGACTGTGGCTTCTGCGCCAACCGCTACGACGTTCACATTCGCAGTAACTCAAGCCGACGTATCGGAGACACCAGGTTCCGGTTCAGTCAAGCGTACCCCGCTTGGCTGGGTGAAAGAATTCAGCGGCACCAACAAAGCCGTGTACAAAATGAGCGACCCGGCCAGCTACGGTCAGCGTCTGCGGGTTGACGACACCGCCACTGGGGTTGCGTCGGCTTTTGACGCCCGCGTAATTGGCGTGGATAACCCCACCACGGTGGACGCCTACGCGGATGCGTTCCCCACCAACGCACAGAAAGCCGGTGGGGGCTACTGGCCCAAGGGTGCAAACAACGCCACTGGCAAATTCTGGTGCATTGTGGGTGACGAAAGGTTTTTCTACTACATTGTGGAGAATTCTGGGTACGAAGGAGCGTACTCCATCACCAACATAGGTTATACGGGCGGCTGCTTTGGTGATATTATTTCCTTCAAACAGGGTGAAGCGTACGGCGCTATTCTGGGTGCGTGCTATGGTGCAGCCAACTTTGTACCAGCGTGTGTCATGGTGCAGAATACGAACTTGGGCGGCGACCCCGGCACTACGAACACGCGCTATATCTCACGCCAGCACACCGGCATTACAAAGTCTGTGCCCGTAGGTTTCCTACACCCCGGCGGCATTTCTTCTTCTTCTTCTTCGGCTCCGTCGTACCCAAGCCCTGTGGATAACGGCGTAGTGTTTATTGAACCTACGCTGGTGAGCGAGCAACTCGCCACGTTTGGCCACCCGCTGCGCGGTATTCTGCCGGGGGTGGTTAACGTGCTGTGCAGATATAACAATCTGCGGGACGTGCTGTACGGCGACTACATGACCGCCACTGACGGGAGTGGCCTCAAGGCGCTGGTGTTCAAAGGAGTAGCGTCTTCTCAGAACAAAGACTCTGCTCTTGCCTTCAAAGTGAGCGCCCCTTGGAGGTAACATGTCTAGCCACCGCTACTGGCGTGTAAGATTCGCCAAATCAAACGGAAGCAACACAGACATCTGGCTGGATGAGGTGTCGTTCCGCAGCGCGGCTGACGCTGATTTGTCTGTGGGCGGCACCCCTATTGCCAGCGGGTTCTACGGCGCTGGGTATGAAGCTGCCAACGCCTTCGACAAGTCCGTAGCAAACAACGGGTGGGCCAGCCCAGCGAGCACGTTCCCGTGTTGGATTGGCTACGATCACGGGGCCGCTGCGGACGTATCCAGCGTACTTATCACGTGCGCAGATAACTCGAACGCGAGCGACGAATTGCCCGTCGATGGTTACGTGGTTCTGGAGTGGAGCGATGACGGATCCACTTGGAACGCCGAAGGCCAGATGACCTACCGCACCAGCGGGGATTGGGCTGTGGGTGCAGTGGTACGCTTGGTGGCGGGCACACCCACGGCGCGAGTCATATCTAGCGTGTATTCGCGGCTCAACGGTAACGTGCAGTCACAGAACGTGTTTCGCGGCACCCATGTACAGGGTAGCGTCTATAGATTGGACATTGTGGACGGCGGCACCGGCACTATCTCCGGCGTAGTCACAATCGAGAACATTCCTGGTTCTCGTAAAGTACGTTTGTATCGTAAACATGACGGGCGTCTGATGCGCGAAACTTGGTCGGCTGTCAACGGCGCGTACTCTTTCTCTAACATAGACCCGTCACTAGAATACTTTGTGGTTGCGCACGACCACCTACGTGTGTACAACGGGGTCATTCAGGATATGCTAACACCATGATAGTATTCAGCCCAGCTGTGATCAGTGACAGGCTTCAGGCTTTGACAAGAGCGTTGGACTTGGACCCAACCTTGCCGGGCAGGTTGTCTTTGATGTCCGCCCCTATACCGGCAGCCGGACAACCGCCTGTCGGTTCCCAAGTGTTGGCCGTAGCTACGTTCCCCAAGCCTTCTTTGAGTCACGTATCGGCCAACGTTCTAACATTGCTGAACCCAGCTACCTCGTTGGTCACGGTAACTGGGGAGGCTGCGTGGGCTAGATTAGAGAACGGCTCCAATCAATGGGTGGCTGATTTAGATGTGGGGGTAGCCGGTAGTGGTGCAGCAGTCATACTAGACAACGGTTCTAACACTTTGATGTTGTTCGCGGGTGGTGAGTTCAGCGTCACTTTGGCGAAGTTGCAAGAATCATGAGCGTCACCAATATAAACTTCACCAAAACCTATACACCGCCGAATAGTTCAGCGGTGAACTTACGTTTCGGTGTGTCAGACGAGGTAGTGATTGACCCCTCGTCTTGTGAGTTAGTTGCCCAAGCCCCCGCGCCTACTTGGGCTTGCACCACTTTGTATGCCTCCAACGTCAGCCGCCCAGTGGGTATCCTGCCTGACTTCTTCTGGCAACCAGCTGCGCCAGAGGAGCTCAGTCAAGTAGGCGGTTGGGGGTATGCCGTAACAGACCGCCAATACACCGCAGAGCACTGGGAGGTTGCTCGGACTCTGCCTTCGGAAGTCACTGAGGCGCACGCTCAATCAGAACGCCTGCGCAGCGCCTTGGGTGTGAACTGGAGCCGTGCAGTGCGGCAGGACGCCGACTCCGTGGGTGAGTTGTTCAGGGACTTGGACCCTGACCGCGTGTACACAGAAGCCCCTTGGCAGGTAGGTGTACCCGCATCCAGGTTTGAGTCTGACGGGTTTGTCCAACTGCTGCCCTTCAAGCACAACAAGGTGCTGACGTGGCAAGAGGCTACGTACTTGAGCCGTGTAGAGTCGTTGCTGTTCAACGCGGGGCAGGACTTCACTTTCCGTACCAAGGCGCCTTGGCAAGAGGGACACAAGCCTCCGTCCGGGCGGGAAGTGCCGTATGTTCCGCCAGTGACGCCTCCATACACGCCGAACTACAACTTGAACTTCCTGTGCAAGTGCACGTTCCCCGACCACCTCAACGTGCTGCTGAACTTCGGACTACACCCTTGTCCGGGCGAAGGCGTAGCAGTCCCCATTAGAAAGGTCTATTTCATCGTGAACACCCTAAGCCTCAAACGTGTGAGTGACAACACGCCCATTGAGCTCAACTCGGCCTCGGTGGGTATCGACTACAACAGCTGGTGCTGGAGTTTCTCTGGCAGCGTGCCGTACAACCAACTCGACAAGGTGGAACCTTCCAGCAATGGTCCAGTTGAGGTGGAACTGGAGATCAACGGCATGCTGTGGCGCTTCCTGGTGGAAGAGTACGATGAGAAAAAGGAGTTCGCCAAAACCGCCATCAGCATCAAAGGCCGGAGCGTCACCGCTTACCTGGAAAGCCCCTACGCTCCTGTCCGCAGCTTCACTCAGTCCACTACCTTGAGCAGCCGTCAATTTGCAGAGGCCGAGCTCACTAGAGCGGGTTTAGTGACAGGGTACACCCTGGACTGGCAGCTGATTGACGCACTCGGATGGTCTATGCCTGCTGGAACTTGGTCTTATAACGACTTGACCCCCATCCAGGTGATTCAAGCCATTGCCCAAGGTGCGGGCGGGTTCGTCAACAGCCACCCCGCGAACAAGCAGTTGATTGTGCTGCCGGAGTACCCCGCCCCGTACTGGGAGTGGAACACCGCCACAATCGCCCGCAGCATCCCGCAGTCAGTGATCAAGAGCCGCAACTTGCGGTGGTCTGAGAAGCCCAGCTACAACGGTGTGTACGTGAGCGGGGAGAATACTGGTGTGACCGCCTTTGTGAAGCGTACCGGCACGGACGGAGCGTACCAAGCGCCGATGTTTGTCAACCCCATGATCAGTGCCAGTGCGGCGGCGCGCAACAAGGGGATGAGCATATTGAGCTCCGGAGGGCGTCAGGCGCAAGTGGGGTTGGACTTGCCCATGGAACCCAATATCGGCTTGCTGACTCCAGGTATGATTATCGAAGTGACCAACGGCGGGTTGGGCTCAGAACCGGCGTGGCGCGGGTTGGTGCGCAGCACCTCCATCAGCGCGGCCTGGAGCAGCGGCCTGACCGTGAGTCAGAGCATTGATTTGGAACGACACTATGGAGGCTTGTGATGGCGATACTTGGCGGTATATGGAAGAAGTTTGTTGACCTTCTACCCAAGACTCCTCGGTACATTGGCACGGTGATCGCTGTGACTTCACCGGGGCGGTATGTGGTACAGTTGGTGGGAGGGGGAACCCTCACGGTGTTGGGCAGCGCCGAGTATCAGGTGTCAGACCGCGTGTTCGTGGCTGACAAGAAAATTGAGGGCAAGGCTCCCACCTTGACCGCTGAAACCATAGAGGTGTGAGTATGAAGGTTTTGAAAGAGTGGAAGTTGCTGGTGCGCAAGGCGTGGTCGTTACGGTTCATGGCTATCGCAGCAGTGTTGTCGGGGTTGGAGGCCATCGCGCCTTTTGCTGCCCCGTGGTTGGGTCAACGCACCTTCGCGTTGATTATGTTCGGCGTTGTGGCCGCAGCGTTTGTTGCCCGGCTGCTGGTCCAGAAAGGAGTGACAGATGAGCGACAACAATAAACTCAAGGTGCCCTACCCGCGCACGCTGATTGCGGCCTTGACCGTCAGTGCGGCGGGTCTCATCGGCGTGGCTACAGACGAAGGCTACCGGGGCAGCGCGTACACGCCTGTGCCGGGGGACGTACCCACCATTGGCTTCGGTGACACCTCTGGAGTCAAGCCCGGTGACAAGACCGACCCGGTGCGGGCGTTGATCAAACTGGGCCAACACGTGTCTGGTGCGGAGGCTACGCTCAAGCAGTGCCTGGGGGACGTGCCTCTGTATCAACACGAGTGGGACGCCTACGTGCGTCTCAGCATCAACGTGGGCGCTGGGGCGGTGTGTAAGTCTTCCATCAAGGTCAAGCTGCAGGCCGGTCAATACGTTGAGGCGTGCAAGACCATCCTCCAGTTCAACAAGTTCCAGGGCAAGCCTTTGCCGGGGTTGACTGCCCGCCGAGAGCGTGAGTTCAAAGTGTGCATGGGAGGTACGTCATGATCATTGGTGACATCCGCAATATCGCCTTGGCGTTGGTGATTGGCTTGACCGTGGGTGCTCTAGGCTCCGGTCTGGCTGTCAAACGCTACGTGAACAACGCCTGGACTGCCAAGCTGTCCACCCAGAAGTCAGAAGCGGCCACCGCGCTGCAGAAGGCTACAGACCGTGCCCTCAAGGCCGAACGTGCTCAAACCCAACTTGCAACCGAACTGGAGATACAAAGTGAACTCAACAAGAATCGCCTCAATGACGCTTACCGGAGCAACACTGCTCTCGCTACTCAGCTTGGTGGGCTGCGCGACCCAGGACGTAGGCCGAGTGGTAGTTGCCCCAACCCCGCCCCTACCGGCTCCGCCACCCAGCCTGCTGGTGAAGCCGGAGGAGCCACGCTTTCAGCAGAAGCTACGCAGTTTCTTCTTGACTTCGCCCGTGACGCAGACTCAGCCGCCGAGTACGCCAACACCTGCTACAACTGGATCCAAAAATTGAAGGCGCAGGAGAAAGCGGCTCATGTGGACTGACCAAATAGACCAAGCGAACGAGTTGGCTGAGAGGGAACGCGAGGCGGCAGCGGCTGTGCGTAAGCCTACCCTCCCCAAGACTGGCAAGTGCCATTGGTGCGGTGAGTCAGTGCCGGACTATGCGCAGTTCTGCGGCGCTGATTGCCGTGATGAATACGAGGAGCAAGAAAAACGCCAGCGCAGGGCTGGCGTCCGTAGGTGAGGGTGATGTGCGTCAACCTTGGTTGACGTACCCGCTACCCGGCGCTGAACCCTCCGCCTCTGCAATCATTCTCTGCAGAGTAGCGTGGGCGCTTTCCAGAAGCTCGCAATGACCTTCCCACTCAGTGACCAAGGCCACAACACGCACCTCATCACTGGTCAGTTCGTTGGCCTTCGCGTAGTCCTCCACAGAGATGAACGCCAACGGAGGAATCTCAGCCATCAGGAACGTCTGCTGTGGCGTGGCCGCCTTCTGCGCAGCCAACTCGCGCAGCTTGGTCAGAAAGTGCTCCGCCTTCTGCAAGTCCTGCAAGCCGTTCTTCTTGCGCCACCGGGTGACGTACTTGGTGACCTGGCCTTCAAAGTAGCCCATGCACCGGCTGGCGACAAAGTCCCAGTGCTGGATGGACGCCTTGTAGTGGTGGCCGCCCACTTGAGTGTCATTGGCGGAAGATTGCATCACGTTGCTCCTTGATGTGGTTGAGAATCTCCAAGGCCACGTCGGTGGGGTTCATGGAGTCCAGATAGCTGATGTAATTGGTCAAGCACCCTTCAATCAGGCGGTTGCCCCGGTAGGCTTCACTCAGGCAGAAGAGCGCACCTTCCAGGCAGTCCGCCAACTTCAGCGTGCGTGCCTCCGTGTCGGTGATGACGGGTTGAGCGATGTGGAGCGACTCAAACAGTTCGTCCTCCATGGCGTCAAACACGGGCTTGACCCCGTACTGCTTTTTGACGGGCGCAGGAACGTCGCCTGTGGTGTACTCAGGCGCGTCGTGCATCATGGCGGCCAACAGCAAGTCCTTGCTGCAAGCCCCGTTGGTCAGGATGTACACCAGCCACATCACACCGTAGGTATGCTCTCCCACGTTCTGTTGTTGCTGGGTATCCTCGGTGTGGTAGCGGCGCACCCGCGCAGACCGCACCACCATAGTCAGTTGGCGTGCGAGTAGAGCGTTCATTGGCCGGGTACTCCCGCACCGTCACCGCTCATCTGCTTGCGCAAGCGGCGCTCCAGCCATTCCACACCGGCTGCACGCCAGTCCGGAGCCTTGCAACCCTGAGCCACCTGAATGGCGCGGGGCAAGTCACCGTCCTTGTATGCAGCATGGGCGGACATTATCGGCACAACCACGTCACGGAAGAACGGATGCCGCCCATGGTGATCGGCCGTGGGGAAGTGGGCCACAGCCTCGCAATCGGCCAACCAAGCCTCTGACTCCTCCGGTGCGAAGAACAGCGGGAAGGTGCCCATGCCCTGCGCGTAGCGGTCGTCTGCCGCGTAGCGCACAACCCACTGAGACTTGTCCTGGGCTGAGGCGTCCATCAGGCGCTGGCAGTCCTCCCGGTCAACGTACATGTGGAAGTTGTTGCTGAATTGGTAGTACACGCCCACCGGCACACCCAAGGTACGCGCCATGAACTCTTGCAAGAAGCTCATGTGAACGACGTTGGCGCCATAGCACCCCCAGATAGCGTCGTTGCTGCGGTTGCAGACCGTCATGTCCATCACCCCGCGTGTCATATCGAAATAGACCTGGGTGTTGCAGGGTACGTCCTTGGCGTTGATACCGCCCACTCCACCTTCGGCAGAGATCAAGTCACCGTTGGGCGACCACATGGTGAGCACCGCACGGCGGCTCTTGGGGTCACGCTTCAGCAGAGCGATGATCTCAGCCAGTTGGTCAAAGCCGAACCAGTGGCGCCACCGGAACCCGTAGGCTCCGTGCAGCACGTCACCGTCGTCGCTGAAGGCGGTCATCTGCTTGGCGTAGTAGCTAACAGTGTCAACGTCGTTGCGGCCTGCCAGCATCCAAAGGGCTTCGTACAAGTGGAAGAACGGGTTGGCGTCACGCAGGGCGCTGAACACCACACGCTGCTCCGGCTTGGTGTACACGCTGATGACTGGAGCCGGGGCTTGGACCACACGACCGTTGCGGCTGTCATTGACAACGCCTGACGTCTTGAGCCACCACAGGGCGTCCTCCAATGCGACGTTGGGGTTGGTGGCGGTGATGGGGCGAATGTTACTCATGGTTGAATGCTCCTTGCATAGAAGAGTGGATGAATTGGGTGAGGTCAGGGGACTGCCAACCTTCCGGCTTGATCACCTTGCCGGTAACGGGGTCGCGGGTGACTACTCCACCTCACCCGCGACCCCGTTA